TTAATAGTAAAAGTTCCAGCTGCTGCACCTTGTGCTGCTGCTAAATTTGCATTTACGTTTGTATACTTAACGTGTAATCTTCCTTGCTCTGCCCATTTTATCAAATCTGAATTTGAAGGCATTTCAGCACCTACTTGTCTTAAGAAGGATGCTACTGATCTATTTCCATAACGCTCAAATTCCTTTTCGTATGTATCTGGTAAATACTGATTCAAGAAATCAAAGTTAGTTATGTAGTTGGATGGCGATACAGTTCTCTGTGCAGATGGCTGTAACTGAAATCCAGGGGTTGCTAATACTGACATAATTAATTTTTTTTAGTTTAATAATTTATTTAATACTTCTTATTTTGAGTCCTCTACCTGAATCTGTATTCCCTACTGTTCTAATCTTCAATCCGTCTTTTTGGAAAGATTGAGGAGACGATCTTACTTCCATGTTTATGTTCTTAGATTTCTTAGTAACATTATCCACAGCCGCAGCCACGCCTTGTTCGTAAAAGAATTGAGCAAATTTGTCAGGGTTCATTGCAACAGAAAGAGACTTGTGGTATCCCTCCGTATTTTCTATCAAGCCTTTGTCATCCATAAAAGTGTTAAGCCATGTGTTAACGTCTTTCTGTTTGTTTTTCAATTCTTGAGCTGTCCCTGGTTTGTAAGACATATCTTTTTCACCGACATTAAATTTAAAACCTTTAAATTCATCGTTAAAAACTTTTTCAGTTTTATCTAAGAAATAATCATATCTTTTTTCGTTTGCCTCTTCAACAGTTTTAGATTCCTCTATGTAACTTTTATAAGCAGTAAGACTTTTTTCTTGTTCATCAGACAACTTACCCCCACTTGACTCAAGAGGAGCTTTATATTTATCTTTTTGTTCATTAAAAAACTTCTTCGCTTTCGCAAGTTCTCGTTTTTTAGCCAACTTGATTTTCTTAATATCTTTTGGTTCGTCTAGGTCTTCATCATAACTAAACTTATCCTCCATCATATCTTGAATATCTATAGCGTCAAGACCGTCTTCGGTCACGCCATAATAGTCAGCCAACAATAAGTCACCATCCATAGAGTCGTAGTCTTTTTGTAATTTATAAAAGTCTTCTATTCCACGTCCAGTTTCCTTCTTGTATTTAAAATATGCTGCCACATCTTCTGGTAAATCGTCATTGTCTTTTGTTTGCGCAAACAATTCATCTACAGAAGATATGTCTTTATCATATCTATTTTTAATATATTTAAGAACATCTGTATCATTTAACTCTGATACTGGAGTTTGTTCTTCAGCAATTTCTGCTGGTTTTTCTTTAGCTTCAACAGTAGGCTCCGAACCTACCTCTTGAACATTTTGTTTTTCATCATGATCTTTAAGCAGTTTTTCTTCAATTTCTGCTTGAGACTTTTGTTCTTCAAAATTTACTTCTTTTACTTTAATATCCATTTGATTTAATTTTTGTAAAGTTAATACTTATTTATTTAATTTTTGTAGCTTTCTTTTTTGCCTATAAGCTTTCATAGCTTCTCTTTTATCTTTTCCCTTTTTCCAACTACCTGCTGCAAATCTTTCGGCTTTTCGTTTATTTTTAAACTCATACATTTCGCCTGCTGCCAAGGCCTGGTTAAAACTTTGAGGCTTAGCTTTTTCTTTACCTTTGAAAGTAATTGAAGGAGCAGCATAATTTCTTTTCTTTTTTTCATTTACTTTCCCTCCCTTTTCTCTTTTAGGCTCATTAGGATAAAACTCCATTTTTACAGTAGCATTTCTTCCAGACTTATTTCTCTCAAGGTTTCTTAAACTTTTCTTTCTCTTTTTTTTTATTGGGTCTGACATATTATCGTGGATCAAATTCCGCAAAGTCAAAACCGTCTAAACTATCTTCATTTGACTCAAAATTAATAGACGGACTATTTCTTTTTCTTTGCTCTATCATTTGAGATTGATTACTTGACTGTTGATTTATTCTTTTGTCTTTAGCTTTTTCTCTATTTTGTTCTCTAGAATCTAACTGTGATTGTTCTATACCTTTAAGTTGCATTTGATATTCAAACTCAGTTGCCATTAACATTTGTTTTAACTGAGCTTCATTTTTTTGTTTCTCAATTTCAAAACCAATCTCTGCTTGTTTAAGCTGCATCTTACCTTGTAACTCAGCCTGTGTTTGTTGCATTTGCTGTTGAGCAGCTGCTTGTTGTTGTTGCATTTGCATTTGTGCTTGCATTTGCTGTTCTTGCATTTTTTGTTGTTGCTCTGCCTGTTGTTTAGCTTTTCTTTTTACTTTAAGTAATTGATTAGCCATTTTTAGATTATTGATTTCTCTAATATCTATTGCATCTTCTAAACTTATATTTTCTTTAGACAAAGCCATTTGAATATTTTGTTCAAGCATTGCTTTTTCTTCTTCATCTGGAGACATTTCTATAAATATCCCAAAGTCGTGTAAGTATAAGTTTTTAATTTCTTCTATAATAGAAACATTGTATTTACCAATTTGCATTGCAAACTCATCTTTAAAATCTGCATATTCTAATATGTCAGCTGTTCTTATTGATAAAGCTTCAGCTATAGTTTTAGTTATATATAAACTAGATTGTAATATATGACGTGTTGCTGTATTAGAATTTAGTGCTGCAAGTTTTTGTACTCCTACTAATGAATTAGGGTCTGGCGTGCTTCCATCTCTTGCTTCATTTAAACCAGTTACTTGTCTAATCATATCTAAATAATGATTGTAGTTTCCAATTAACATTTGCATTTTGTTAGCCCCACTATTAGAAGTTAATTGCGTAATAGGAACTTTAGCGTTATTAAACTCTCCATCTTGAGTGTAACTTCTTCCCACTACACTACCAGTTTGAAAATATAATCTTAAAGCATCCTCTGGATTATATGCGTTTCCTGTTCCTAAATCAACTTCATTTAATCCATCAGCGTCAATAAATACACCATCTGGAACAACTCTTGAAACTACTTGTTGTATTTTTAAATGCGTCATTTGTATTAAATCTGCAAAAGGAATCATTCTTCTTACTAAAGATTCTATATTTCCCTTGTACATTCTAGGCGCACACGCTACGTAATTAGGTAATGCATATTGATTAGAAGAATTTGGTCTTACCATATTTTCCATCATTTTCCATTGTAATATAATGTTTGTTCCCATTACCATTACTCCTTCATACCACACGTCAATTCTTTTCTCTACTCTTTCAAAGTTTCCTTCTTCCATCATTTCTGGTGGAGGATTAAACTGATCGTCTTTCTCTACAGTTTTAAAAGTCCCATCTGCAGTTTCTTTCTTTTTATATACAAAAGTATTTGTAGACTTGTAATTAAAATATAATAAAGTACAAGTGTCTTTAGCAAACATACTGTTCTGATACATTTGCGCTACATTAAAATAGTCGTACCAAGATTGACTGTACTTAGAAATTTTTTCCATTTCTTCTAAAGAAATTTTTGGATCTATTTTAACAAGTTCAGTAATTGGTACTGTTTTAATTTCACCCCAATAAAAACAATCTTTAAAATAAGGGTCTTCCGTATAACTGTAAACAACATTTGCTGGGTCTACGTAGTCTATAACTACACCTTGACCTAATTGAAATTGGTGTCTAGTCATTCCTATTCCTAGCACCATTAAATCCATGTCTACTCTTTTTCTTGTATCATCGTAATGATTTTCTGCCATTAAAGTATTAATAGCTTCTTCTTCAGCAATTTCTATCGCTGGTTTAAATTTTAAGTTCATGTATAACTCTAACTCTTGATCATCAGTAGGTAAAGTTTCTTCTGGAACTGTAAATACATCTACACCAAAATCTTGGGAAATTTGACTTAATAAGGGCTTTGCAATCATTTGCCCTTCCACCATGCTTTGAAATTGATTTCTTTTTTCTGCTGACATTGCGTCTTCAGCATATGCTTTTACTTTAAACAATCGGTCAGACATTCCGTTAACTACAATATCTACAAACTTTGGAATAACTGATATAGGAGTCCAGTCTAAATTTAAATAACTTAAATCTCCATCTATAGCTAATTCGTTTTTGTATTTTGCAGTTGACTGTTCTCCACGAGCATATAATCTTAATCTATTAAATTGAGTCCATTGATTATAAAACCGACAACTACCACCATCTTTTCTGAACCATTCATACTGAATAGCTTGTCCAACTTGTAATCCAAATTCTAAACTTTTTTTGTCGGAATCAGAAGCAAATTGGTCTGGAAATACAGCTGACTTTATATTTATAGTTACTTCTTTCATTTATTTTAATAGTTCACTTGTTCTGCTTGTGTTATTATATCTTGCAAAGTTAATGCTTATTTTTGATTTTTCTTTAGTCGGTGTGTATAAGTGCTTCTGGTTAGCCATAATAGCCAAACCAGAACTAATAGATGCATCATGTTTAGTT